CATTGTTTTATCCTCCCTTCTATTGTTAAATTATATATCTTTATATCTTCCAAGGTGGTCTTGATAATGAAAATTACTACTATCAAAGCACGAACAAAACAGCCTATAAGATGCTTCAAAAAGCATATCCATGCCGCACCCGCTAATTCTGACAATTCCGTTTTTTCTATTGTCGCCATATAGTTTCCAGAATGGCGTATAGTTTAGATTGATCATTTCTTTTTTATAAAGAATGTAAACAGATATTGTCCTACTCATGCCGGAAGCTGCAACGGTGTTAACCTGTGCATAAACCCCCCGCCTAATCTGCCTTCTTAGTGGTTCCCATAGCCTTTTAATTTCTTCTATTTCGTAGCGGTTTAGCTTTTTACCGCCCATTTTTTTTATGGCCTTATCTATTAATTTCATGGCCTTTAGTCTCCTTTATGTTTAATAAGTTTCTGTTAACAGTCCGATTACATAGTCGGTCGGGTTGTCTGCAAGGTAAACCGGCGGGCCCTTTGACTGCTCGCTGTTTATTTTTACATGCGCCTTGCTGCTGTCAAACCTGACAAGATCAACCGTTTTCTTGCTGGCCTGGCATACAAGCCACACCTGGCCATCAAATCGGGTTATATTGCCGGGGTGTAGGTGTGAATAGGTCATAGGCTTTAATTTCCTTTTTATTCAATGGAAGGCGTGGTTGACGTCTTCCTGGTTTACTTCAAAGGTGCGTTCACAGTTTTGACAAGTGACCTGGTTATAAATCTCTATCTCTTTGTTAAGGGTGTCACACTCTGGACACGTCCATTCATATCCGCTTGCAATAAGTCCCACCGTTTCCATTATTATTACCTCCTTACTGCTTGCTTTGTGGTTCTATAATGTAATCAAGAATATTCTCGTTTTCGTAAATATCAACTATATACCGGCGGTTGTTTTCTGCGTCGTCCCTGGTGGCCTTTAGTCCGCTGAATATCCAGGCGTTTTTAAGATATTCTTCTGTGATCTCCCAGTTTATACGCCACACTTTTTCCCTTTCAGCGGTTGCGGGCTTTTTAATTATTAAAAGCCGCTGCCTTCCTTAAGTGCTTTTCCTCTGGGGTGCTTTCCGTGATTAAGTCAAATGGTTTTCTCATGGTGTCCGGTCTCCTTTCTCGGTTAGATTGTTTACATTGATGACGGTTTCATTATCAACACAACGGTTTCTTTCTGCCTTTTCTATGGTTGTAAAGAATCTGGCCTTGCGGTTTCCATGCCAGCTATTGCCTGCACACTGATTAAGCCAATTTTAATATAGCTAACATACCAGCCGTGCTCTTTTTGTATCATTATCTCCGCCGTGTCGGTTTCTCCGTCGTGCCTCGTAAATAATAGATTATATTTCTTTGTTTTAAAACCTTCCCTTGATCTGTGGATTATTTCCATTTATACCTCCCGGGTTGTGGGTTATTAGTTTATCTACCCGTTTATAATATAGGACATCACAGCTTACTTGTCAAGCTTTATCTTATCTTTTTTTTATCCTGAAATCATTATATATTTGCCCTCCCTGTGGGCTGTTGTGTCTTAGTCTGCAACACTCTGTTATAATAGAATAAAACTATACCGAAACGGGGAAAAGAAACTGAGTAACAAATAAACACTTGACATCTTCTTTCATAACATACTATAAACCCTTCCATCTTTTTACCATCAATCAATTATATCCCGTCTCCATAGTTTTAAGTCCGGTTAAGCTATGCCTAAAGAATCAACCAATAAAAAACCAGGCCGCAAGCCAGCGGTGCCTATCACCAGGATGATCCAGTTGCGTGACGCTGGTCTGAACCTCCAGGAAATTGGTGATATGTGCGGTTGTTCAAAGGCTAATGTTTCCGCCCGGTTAAAGGCTGTTAAGGCTGAATTTAAGGGCCTGGCGGTGTTCAAGGATAAGAGGGCCGATATTCTGGCCTTGATGCAGCAGAAGATGCTCTATTCTTTGACGGACAAGGATATAAAACGGATGCCTGGCGGTTCCCGGGTGCTTGCCATGTGTCAACTGTACGATAAGGAACGGATCGAACGTGGTCAACCTGGGGTTTACGTCCAATATTCTGACTTCCAGGGTGAACTTGACGACGTTAACAGTGAAATCAAGCAGTTAGAAATGGAACTGGCCGAGCTGGGAGGGTGACGGGTGGCCTGGTCGGATTAGCCTGGCCGTGATCGGCGCCCTGGTCTGGGTTATCAGCTACCTGGTGACCTCTTGTTTGCTCTGATTTACTGGGAAATATGGAGATATCCCCTTGATAATAATATTGATAGTTAACATAATACATCTTATAAGACGCGCCGCTGCATGGTGTGCCTGCCCTGGTCGGGCCTGTTCTTTTCGTGGGCCTGGTCTGATCGCGCCCGGTCCCGGCATGGTTTGCCCTGGAACCGGAACCGCCCCAGCCCGCGGCCTGGAAAGGCCGACCCCCAAAATACGGTGGAGCGAAGCTATATCTCCTAATCCCATAGATTCCAATAAATATAAAACAACAGGACATAACGTCCTATGGGTTATGTTCAGGTTGGCTAAAATGATTAACCGGCTGTATTTATTTCAAATTTTAAAAAGGAAATTAAGTGGCTGAAAGAACTGGTATAAAATTATCTTCACTCGCTAAAGATTTAGGGTTGACCGCCAGGGATGTTTACGAGGCTTTATTATCTTATGGAAATTTAAACCAGCGGAAGGTCCTTGCATATTCGGGCGAAGATCTTGTAATCCCCGAGAGCTTGCATGCGGAGTTACTGGAGATAAACGATCATTTACAGGAACTTATATATTCCGAGGTTCTGATAGAAGAAACAGCTTCCACCCAGATCCCGTTTGATTCTATGCCGAGAGTATATTTTCTTTTAGATGGGAAGGTGATTGTCTATATTGGACAGAGTTTGTCGATAGCCGGTAGGATCAATAAGCACTCAGAAAGCAAAACATTTAACAGGGTTGCGACGTTTAAGGTCACACAGGATGAACTATCTATAACTGAAGCGATGAATATAAATTATTATCATCCGGTATATAACATACACACAGCACTTACCGGCCAATATATCGAAAATATATTATCAAGGGTATCGGTTTGGTAAAATTGCATCAAGCGCAACAAGATAAAGTTAAAGCCCCACAAAAATGGGCACTTGTTGTACGAGACGAAACAAATTGAGGTGGTTATGATTATGCTGATCGAAAGATGCAGCGATGCCGGGGCAAGATTCCTCGTTAAAACTTCATCTGCTGGGTAAGAGCATCGGTAAACCCACGGCATAATTAAGTTAAGGTTGGATGGGAGGTAAAATATGAATGGTGAAAGAGCAAAAAAGATAAGGGGTATGCTTGGCTATCGGGTTGAAGAAGATCCTTGTACTCGCCGTAAATATACCCTTGGCCATGGAGGTGTGATCTGCACGGGTCTTCGTAGAACGTATCTTGTATTAAAAAGAAAGGTTAGCTATGGACAAGTCCACGATAATTGACCCTAAGCCGCCTTCTGTGCCCCTGGGCCAGTGGTCAAGGTCGATAATAATCGATCCAAAAAGGGATGATCTGCTGGCTATTTTTAAGGAAAAGAAGGTTGAGTTCTATCCGGAAGTGGGTAATTTTGCATATTGTCCCACCAAAGAGTCGTACTTGACTGTTATGAGTGCCGGGATTAAGAGGGAAGGGTCTAAGGCCGAGTTATTCCAGTCTGAGATTGGTGCGCTGGTAGCCTGGGATAACACTATACGGAAGATAATCTCCGGTTTGAACGGGAAATTGACGGTTTTCTGGCGAAAAATGCCGGAAATGAGGTTTTTTGAACCATTTGAGGGGAATTATCAGCGCTGGACGGTATATTCAAGGTTTAGGATTTCGAATTTAAAGATTGTTCAAAGCGCAAATTATAAGGATGTAAACTTTAAAGAGATGGGAGGATAGATTATGGATATTTTAATTTCTTTTTTGGTGGGCGTGGTAGCAGCTACAGTTGTGTGGTTTCTGATCGCCCGAAACAACAAGAAGCACGTCACGGATATTTTAAATTTGGATCCCAGGGCTAAATGGGGCGAGATCCTAAAAAAGATTCGCGAAAAACTATAGTATCGGCTCTATTTTACGGAGCTTTTCTTTTTTCTAATAACTTTTTTTCTAATTGGAGGGCATTATGGGTGACACTCATTTATCAGGACCGCTGCTCGTAGAGGCTGGAATAGAAGGTGCGAGGTTGTTTGCAACTGAAGGTGTGAAGAAGGTAGCAACGGTATATGCTGCTAATGTGGCTTTGGGCGATGTGGACTTTCCGACCGATTATATTGAGCTGGATGGGACTCTTGCTGCTGTCGGGATTACCGAATTTACCCCGACGCCCGGCAAGACGTACGTTTTTGTATGCTCAAACTCTACTGAGGCGACGACACTAACGGCTTCTTCCGGTGTAACGTTGGACGGGACTAACGATGTGGTGACTTTTGTGGCCGCAAACGATATTCTGGTATTGTTTGCAGTTTCTGCGACCAAATGTTTGGTTGTGGCTAATCCGCAGACGCTGACATTCAGTTAAAATGAAGCGTTACGGGGCTATACTGGCAATTTTAGGATCTCTGGTTGTCCTGGGATCCGTGGTGGTGGGCGCTTATACTCAATTTACGACGAAAGAGCGCCACGTTTTAGATCACCAGGCCCAACAACTGGAAATTGCCGGTGTTTCGTTATTCCAACAGCAGGTCAGCACCCAGCAGCAGATTAAATGGTTGGAACAGGATCTTAGGGAATATTATAGAAAGTACGGGAAACCACCGTATTCTGATCCCGAGGTCCAGCTTGACTATGAAAAACTGAAGCGGGATCTGGACGACGAAAGAGCTGCCCTGCGGGATATACGCAATAAGATTAAAAAATAAAGGAGCGCATAATGCATATAAATGATAAAGATGATAACTGGCAACATCGATCAGAGCGTATGCGTTGCAGCACTTGTATGTGGTGGGTTAAAAAAAGCTCTCTTTCTGAAAATCCTACCACCGGGGCAGAAATCGGTCGTTGTCGCAAAGGGGCACCAACGATGTGCGGATGGCCGGTATTATTTGCTACCGACTGGTGTGGGCAGCACAAATTGGACGAAACTAAAATATAGGAGATTAACCTATGGGTTATGACGTAAAAGCCTGGCTGTCGAATAAAATTTTTGGCGGCGGCGAAAGGGGCGAGGATCCCCAGGAGGGTGTTTCCGGGTATATGAAGCCCAAGGCCGGTGTGACAAGGAAGTTGGACGAGGCTGGCGATATTAGCGGGCCTCCTCCGCGCAGAGGCGACACTGATGGCGATTATGATACATACACTGAAGACCGCAACCTGGATGAAGACGAAGATTAATGCGAGGGATTAGCCTTTATTTACATAATGGGCAACCGCGGCAGCTTCAACGAGTGTCGGCATCCCTGAAACCGGCTGTTGGACTGTATGAAATAAAAAAGTCAGCGCCAGCGGGAAGTTTAGCCAGTCGAAAAGCTCTGGCCCCAAAACGACAGTCGAGGGCGAAACGTAGCCAGACTGGAGCTTTGCCTGGCTGGCATCGTAAACGGAAGTGGTAATATGGGCAAAATAGAACATCTTGACATTTTTGATAAAACCGGATTCAGAAAGAATGTCGCGGATTTCGTTAAGGAATATGATTCGGACAATCTTGAGGCCATAGCCATTATGTACCGGCGCAAAGATGGCAGTATCCGAACTTACTGGAATGGCAATCCAGGGGAAATGTTGATTTTAAATGCAATCTTTAAAAGAGATGTTGTTGAAGACCGGTTTCCGGTTGATGACAACGCTTCTATCGATTTTGACAGTATGGACGAAGAATAATGGGTGAACCTGCTATCCAAATAGATCCAATGCAGCGTAAAAAACTGCGGATCGAACAGAAAATTGCCAAGGCTAAGACGCGACAAGCTTTGGCATTGCAGGGACAAATTCGGTATCGCAAAGAAAACGAGATCGAGTTTTTTATCAGGCCCAATCCGCGCCAGGAGGAATTGCTGGAAGCCTGGACCCATCCGAGCTTTAAGGTTTTTACGTTTACCGGTGGCAATCGTCTGGGGAAAACGACAATCGGTACGATTATTGCGATAGCAACTATGAGAGGTCGCTGGCCATGGAACAACCTGAAACTGCCATTCATGCACAATCAAATCAGGAAGATCAGATATGTTGGTCAGGACTGGGAAAAGCATATTCGCAGCGTTATTATACCGGCGCTTAAAAAATGGTGGCCCAGTCGGGTTCCCGTTAAGGTTCTCAAAAATCAGCACGGAATTGAAGCTTACTGGGAAGATCTGGACAATGGGTCTACGCTGGAGGTAATGAGCAACAAGCAGGATGTGGAACTTCACGAAGGTTGGGAGGGAGATCTTATAGTTTACGATGAACCGCCCAAGCGTAATATTCGGGTGGCCAATGCTCGTGGATTGATTGATCGCCAGGGGCGTGAGCTGTTTTGTGCCACACTTCTTAAAGAGGCATGGATCGATAAAGAGGTTATTAAAAAGAAGCTGGAGGACGGACGACCAGATCCCACTGTGTTTAATGTGCATGGTGAAATCTATGACAATGTGGGTTTTGGATTAACTTCCCAGGGTGTGGCTGATTTTGAGTCAAAGCTTAATCCGGAAGAAAAAGAAGCTCGGCTAAAAGGTATTCCGAGCTATATGTCCGGGCTGATCGCCAAAAGTTATAATCGCCAACGCAATGTGGTTGAACCTTTTACCATCCCAACGAACTGGTTGGTTGATATTGGGATCGATACTCACCCGCGCAAACCGCAGGCACTTTTATTTATGGCTACGGATGAAAGAAATTTCAGGTACCTGTTTCATGAAATCTGGGATCCGGGTAGTGGTCACGATATCGGGGACTGGATTGTCAGGATTATGAAAAGACGTGTACTGCGAATTAATCGAATTATCTGTGATCCACTTGCCAAGGGAGATCCCAATAACGACAATACGACCTTTGATAAAATTGCCGAAAAACTTTTTCCCTATGATATTATTCTGGAAACTGCTACAAAGGATAAAGACTCTGGAATTATCGAGATGAATGACCACTTGCTGGGTCCAAACAAAATGCCCAGTTTGTTTATATTCAATACGCTTATCCGCACTATTGACGAAATCGAGGGTTGGATGTATGGTGATGACGGAAAGCCGGTTAAAGAAGATGACGATTTTATGGAAAATCTGTATCGGATGCTTTTGTTGGATACGGAGTATGTGCCACCCGAAGATGAAGTTGACGAAGAAGAAGCAGATAACGATACTATTAACCCAATAACGGGGTATTAATAATGCCAGCTGCAACAACCACCAGGAATCCAATGGATACAAGCCAGCTTCCAACAGAAGATGTGCCGATAGAAGAAGCCGAGCTGCCTTCACACGAAGGTGTTGATATTTTAGATATGATGCTTCAGGCGGAAAATGTTGCCGAGGAGCTAACCGAGACTGAACTTTTAACCATTGGCCGTACAGTGAAAGACGAATATCAGATCGACAAAGACTCAAGATCCGACTGGGAAAAACGGATGGTAGATGCCCTGAAGCTGGCACGCCAGCTGAGAGCGACAAAAACCTGGGGCGGAGAAGTAACCTCAAATATTAAATACCCGTTAATTTCTACAGCCTGTATTCAGTTTTCATCCAGAGCCTATGGTAATATTGTTAAGGGTGAAGATTACGTTAAGGTTAATGTGTTCGGAGCTGACGAAAGCGGAGAGAAGAAAAAACGGGCAGAGCGCGTGAGGGTTCATATGAACGCCCAGCTGTCGGCTGCCACTACCGGATGGGAAGACGAGATGGACCAGTTGTTGATTTCCATGCCGCTTTTAGGCTGTGCCTTCAAGAAAACCTATCGAAACTTTATCGATAACACTACAATTTCCGAATATGTGGATCCTGAACAGCTGATAGTTAACTATTGGGCTAAGTCTATGGAGACGGCTCCCAGGGCTACGCATGTTGTTGAGTTGACCAAAAACAGCTATTTAGAGCATACTCGATCCGGTTTATGGCGTGACGCTGGCATTGAGAATAAACAACCGGATACCTCTGAAGATGAAAAGAAAAATAAAAATGATAATGTTCAGGATACTGAAGCTACCTATATATTTTTAGAGCAACACCGTTGGCTGGATCTGGACGGTGACGGTTATAAAGAGCCCTATATTGTAACAATTCATAAAGCGTCACAGGAAGTGATGCGGATTGTTCCGCGCTTTAGAGCGACTTCTGTTCTTCGCAATTCCAACAATGAAATCATTAAGATTATACCTGATCAGTATTTTACCCGTTATCTTTTCTTTCCGGACTTTGATGCTAACTTTTATGGTCTGGGTTTCGGAATCCTGCTTTCTCCAGTCAATGAAACCGTTAATTCAATTATAAACCAGTTGCTTGACTCTGGTACAATTCAAAATCGCCAGTCCGGCTTTATTAATCGCGGAATCCGCTTAATGAAAGCCGGTGGATCAGGATCGGTTAAATTTAAAGCTGGTGAATGGAAATTTATTAAATCCGCAGGAGACGACCTGCGTAAAAGCATTTTCCCCCTGCCTACCAAAGAGCCGTCGGCTACGCTGTTTCAATTGTTAGGACTAATGTTAGAGGCCGCCAAGGACCTGGCCTCACAAGCAGAAGTTCTGTCGGGAGAGCAGCGTCAGCCGAATGTGCCCGCTACCACTACTCTGGCATTGATCGAGCAGGGGCTTAAGGTTTTTTCTTCAATTTATAAAAGGATTCATCGAGCGCTGAAAAGTGAATTTATTAAAATTCAACGCTTGAACATGCTTTATACCACCCCTGAAGAATATAATCGGATTCTTGATCTTTACGACGAAGGGGAATTTGATCCCAGGATTGATTATGATCCTTCCGATCTGGACATTGGACCGGTAAGTTCCACAGCTGATGTTTCCGATACTCAAAAAATTATAAAGGCTGAAGCCTTGATGCAGGTTATGGGCAAGGGCCTGGACGACCAGAAAATCCTGTATCGATATTTAGACGCGATTCAGATAGATAACTGGAAAGAGTTAATACCTGAAGAACCGCCACCCAATATTCCTTTAATTATGCACCAACAGCAGATGTCTATCGAAATGGCCAAGGTTCAACAGGCCGAAAGAAAGCTGGACTTAGAGGAAAAAGAGGTAATGATAAAAGATGCTGAGACCTTTTACAAAATGGTCAAGCTTCAGGCAGAGGCAGTTAAAGCTATGGCCCTGGCCGAAGCGGCAGAGATGGGGCCACAGATAGAAGAATATAAAACACAGGTCGGTCATTTGGCCGCTGTGATTAATGCTAAAAGGGTGGATCTGGAAGCAGATCTTAAAAAGAAACAATACGAGGATCAACAGCGCAGAGAAGCGCAGCAAGGTGGTGGCCAACAGGGTGCCGGAGAAGGACAGCCGATGCCACCAGGAGGCATGCCACAGCAAGGAGGAGCAGGTGCAGCAGTCCAACCAGGAGGAGCTATCTAAGGAAAGTTTCGGTTTGTGGAAAACACTGCCGATCACAAACGAGATTCTTAAAGGACTTCGGGAAGAAAAGCGTCTATTACAGATAACGCTTAGTACCGGCCAATCTCTTTTGGGTGACGCTGGAGCCACAGCTGAAAAGACAGCCGAGTTAGTCGGCATGATTAAGGGGATTGATTTAGTGTTAAATATTGAATATGAGGATGGGGAAGGAGGAACTTATGGATTGTCCGATTGATCCGGAAGGAACTAAGGTAGTGATTGTGCCCGACAAGGTTGGGGAAAAGACAGCCGGTGGGCTTATTATTGTACCATCAGGTACACGGCAGCAGGAGCAAAACGCTGTTACCCAGGGTACGCTGGTGGCCATTGGCCCCAGAGCTGAAATCTGTTGGAATAACGGAGATGGCAAGGAGATAGCGGCAAAGATAGGCGATAGGGTTATTTATGCCAGATACGGTGGCACGCAGTTTAACTGGGGGAAGAAGACTTTTCAACTTCTTCAGGACCAGGATGTAGTGGGCAAAATGCTGGAAGAACCGCCAGCCGTTGATCTTGTCTTAAAACAATAAAGGAGAGGAATTATGGATGGATTACAAGGAGAAGCAGCGCCGGAGGTTATAGTTACTACCGGCGACAAACCCCTTGCCGGAGACGGCACTGGGGTGCAAAAAGAAGCAGGGGGTGGAGAGAAACAGTATGGTGAAGTCGAGGTTCTGGCAATGAAGATGGGTTGGAATCCGGAGCATGACGAAAACTCCGGTAGACCATTTAAGAGCGCTGATCAGTATATCATAGATTCAAAACAGATCCAGGATACTACCGTAAAGACGCTCAATTCTTTAAAGGCCACTAACGAGGAACTGGTGGCTGGTATGCAGAACTTAAAGACGACCTATACTAAAGTTGCTAAAGTAGAACAGGCCAGAATCGACAACGAGATTGCAAATCTTAAGGAAAAGCGGGATGTGCATATCGAAAATTCTGACAAGGGGAAAGTCAAAGAAGTCGATGGCCAAATTGAAAATTTGCAAAAATCGAAAAAAGACATGGACGAGCCGGCTGCACAGCAGCAAGCTCAGCAACAGACAGGAACGGGAGACTTTAAAGCAAAATCCGCACAGTGGATGGCTGAAAACTCCTGGTACGGCAAAAATACAGAGATGACAAACTATATAGATGCTCAAAGTGAGCGCTTTAGAGGTTTGCCGGACGATACTTATTTTGAGAAACTGTCCGAAGTTGCCATAACCATGTTTCCAGAAGCATTTAAAGGAAAAGCTTTGTCAGGCCAGAAGGTAGTTACTGGCCAGCAAAATCAGCAACAGACTGTAGTTGGTGGGCAGACCCGCCAAACCGGTCCTGGAGCTAAACAAAAATATACCATTAATGATCTGTCGCCCGATCAGCAGAAGTTTGCCAGGTTTTATGAAAAACAAAAGGTGATGACAGTGCAGGAGTATGTGGACGAACAGGTCAAAATAGGTAACATCATAGGAAGGTAGCCGTAAAGACGGCGAGGAGGAATTGTGGACCAAGAAAACCAAGAACACAAAATAGTGCTTCGTACAAATGGCTTACCATTTGCCACAGCAAGGGCAGCGGATTTGCGTATTGCTGCTATGGCCAAGCAGGGTAAAGATTATCAGAGGATCCCCTGGACGGCGCAGGACGACGGAAAACCGGTTGAGGGCTATGCTCTTGAGCGTATTGATTCCGAAGTGCGTCGGAAAGAAAGGATCCCTGTAGGACAAAGGAATCGGCTAACAGCGCCGAGACGGCCAGGCTATAAACGCAGATTTGTGAATGTTCAACCAGGCAGAGTCCAAATGTTTGAGGATGCAGGATATCAGATGGTTACCGACCAAACTTATGATCCGGATAATCCCGGGGTAATAAAGGCCGGAAGCCAACCGAGAGGAACGACACCACTTGGATCTGCGGTTGTAGAGGAAGTTGGCGGTGGTCAACAGGCTGTTTTAATGGAGATACGGGAAGACTGGTTCAATGAAGATCAGGCGAGAAAAGCAAGACGCCTGGACGAAATGGAAGCTCAAATTAAACGTAGACCTAAAAAAAATGGCCACTATGGGAGTGTTAAAGCTGAATCAGCCATGACCCCTCCGCCGAAAGATGTGGCGGATATAGATATGGATCAGGGACATTTTTGATTGTTTTATACTTTTGCAGCTGGCCGTGAAGTAGGAGGTAAAAATTATGGCTAATATTGATCGTCCAAGAGGGCTACGTCCGGTCAAGCATATGAACGGAAATCCCTATAATGGCGAAATAAATCCTTACTTTGTGCCAGCATCCGATGCAGTAGCACTTTTCATTGGTGATCCGGTAACTCTTGCCGGAGCAGCCGATGCGTCAGGTAAATACCCCACTGTAAAACAAGCAGTGGCGGGTACGACCAACCTGATCGCCGGTGTTGTTATGGGCTTTGGTCTCACACCAGAGATCGCAGCTATGGTTAACAGCCTTGAAAAGCGCTATCGTCTTGCCAATGAAGATATGTATGTCTTTGTGGCAGACGACATGGATCTTATTTTTGAGATCCAGGAGGTCTCCGGAGGAACGGCATTAACCGCTGCCCAAATCGGGAACAATGCACCGATTGTAGTTGGCAGTGGGAACGTTGACACGGGACTTTCCGGCGTAGAACTGAATAACGTCGGAGAGACAGCTGCCACTGAACAGATCAGAATCTTACGCCTGGCACCAGGTTTGGATAATGAGCTGGGCGAACATGCCAAGTGGTGGGTATTTATTAACGAACACGCATTTAACCAGGAGCTTGGGGTTTAACCTGGCGAACCGATAAGGGAGGTATGTTATGCCTGTTATTACAACTGGATCATTCGCCAAGGACCTATGGCCTAAAACGTTGGGCCTTCAGATGGCAACATCTGTAGCAAATCCCTTTAATTCAGTGAAACTCCTAACGTAAAGACGAGGACAATACTGAGCGAAGCATGAAACGATACGGAATCATATATAGGATTAAAAACAGGGTGAATGGTAAATCTTATTTTGGCCAGACTACCCAGGGTATAGCTCGCCGAAAAGGTGAGCATATTTATCGTTTTAAATCCAAAGAGCGTGACCATAAGATATATTTAGCTTTTAAAAAATATGGTCTGGACGCATTTGATTTTCAAGTGTTTTGTAGTTGTTTCGACCAAGACGGTTTAAACACTACAGAAACGGCGATGATCAAAGAGTATGATACCTATCAAAACGGTTATAATATGACAATAGGTGGAGATTTTGTGAGTGATGAAACCAGGGAAAAGCTCAGAAAGATATTTACTGGGCGCAAGATTACCTGGGGACAAAAAATTTCAAAATCTAAAAAAGGGGTTCCAACCGGCAGAAATATGTCGGGTCGAAAAAGTCCCCGCCACAAAACCTTTATTATTACTGATCCCAATGGCGTTGAGCATGTTGCAATGGGATTAAGGCAATTTTGTCGGAGATGGAAACGCGACAAATTATTCCACAACAATCTATTGCAAGTAGCGATGGGTCGATGGAACCATTATAAAGGTTATAAATGCCGTTATCATGAACGTGCAACGACTATTCCGCAAGGAAGTACGGCCAAGTGGCTGGAAACGGGGGAGGCCCTGAAACGGGCTGTGATATAGTCTGATCTGCATGGAAACATGCAGCTGCCGAAAGGCGGGGCAAGATTAGAGCGAATTTGCCTGAACATTATCAATGGGCGTTAACAAATGGTACGGGCTTGCCTATTCTGAGTATCCGACAGAATTTACGGAGATCTTTGACGAGGAGCAATCCCAACTGGCCTTTGAGGAAGACGTAGGAATTTCGTCTTTTGGTCTGGCCCAAGAGAAACCTGAAGGACGAGGGACAGCTTACGACGACGCTCGTCAGGGTTTCATTGATAGATATGTTCATGGGACCTACAGTTTAGGTTTCATCATCACACGAGAGATGTGGGAAGATGGGATCGCGGGGACTGTGGCATTGAAAAGAGCCAGGGCTTTGGCGTTTTCAATCCGCCAAACCAAGGAAATACTGGGTGCGAATATCCTCAATCGCGCCTTTAACTCGGATTATGTTTTCGGTGATGGTGTAGAGATGATTTCTACCCTGCATCCCAATGTAGCGGGAGGCGTGTGGTCGAATGAATTGGAAACACCGGCTGATTTATCTGAAGCTGCACTTGAGCAAGCGTGCATTGATATTGCCAATTTCACTAATGATCGAGGTCTTCGGATTGCTGTACGGCCAATGAAGTTGGTCGTGGCTGTGGATAATACTTTTGAGTCCACCAGAATCCTGAGATCTGAACTGCGTGTGACATCGGCAGACAATGACATCAACGCAATTCGTGCGTTGGGTATGATCCCAGAAGTGGTTATTAATCATTATCTTACCGACCAGGATAGTTGGTATATCAAAACAGATTGCCCAGACGGTTTGAAGTATTTTAACCGTCGAAGCGACGAGTTTGATACCGATAATGATTTTGATACCGAGAACGCCCGTTTCAAATCTACATTCAGGGCTTCCTGGGGCGCTTCCGACAAGCGTGGTATATACGGATCTGCTGGCGCTTAAAAACCGCCTGTGGCTAAAATAGGGGTTGTGGCCTGTGCTGCAACCTCTTGCCCAGGACAGGTTTAGGTTCTTGCGCTCCTTGCCCATCCTGGGCACTTACACTATAACTGTTTTTAAAACGGAGAATACTCATGCGTCCGAAACAAATAAATTTCGATACGCTTGCCAATGATACTGATTACCTGGCATCCTCACAGCAATTAGCAGCTGCCGGTTATCTTGCACTGCTTCCTGCGGCAGCCGGAAAATTTATACCGCAAAAGGTCACGCTTACATCCGCTGGCAATATCGCAACGGTTGTATTTACTATTGTTGGTCTGGGTCAAAACGGTGAACCTCAAACAGAGGACATCACTGGTATAAATGGTAATACTGTAGCGTCCACGCTTTATTACACTGCGATTACTTCTATCTATGGAGACGCTGGTACAGGTGCAAGTAGTGTTGAGGCTGGTATCAATGGTATAGCGAGTTTTATATATCCTGTAGACCCATATTGCCACGGCAATCGGATAATGGTCAGCGGTACTTTTGTTGCCACCTACACAGTGTTTTGGTCAAACCAAAAGATCCTGGCTGGAGAAACACCCGTTTGGGTGGCTGAAGCCGATCAAACCGACAAGACTGGTGTAACCGGATTGCATTACGATGGTGGTATCACAGCGTTTAAATATGAGATAACCGCTTATACCAGTGGTGCGCCGGTATTTTCGCATAGTGACCAAAAGTCTGTATAACCTATGGGGGTAAGCCGTGACAAGACACACCGACAGGGAGTATTATCCTGGCGACCACCTGGTTATCTGCGACCGTTGCGGATTCAAACATTACCGGTCTCAATGCCGTAAGGAATGGCAGGGCTGGTTAGTTTGTAACAGCTGCTGGGAACCACGTCATCCACAGGATATAACGCCACCATATCGTCTGGATCGTCAGTGGGTAGATGATGGTCGTCCAAGGCCGATAGACGATTTTGATACGCTGTCTAATGAAGTCTGGACTGTTCAGGACTGGACTACCTATATTGAAACCGATCCCAATAGCCGCCTGACGGTGGCTGCCAACCAGGTAGACCTTGCCTTAAATCAAAATGCTGATGCCAGGATTTTCAAAAATTTTGGAAAAGACTTTTTTACCGACCGTTTTGGTTTCCGGATTACACTAAATGCCACCCATGCCGGAGGGGCTCTTTCGGGCCTAATGGACCTTTTACGTCTAACTGACGAAGTGGCAAATCCATCCGCACCGACTATTTATCTTCAGGCCAGCATCAATGATACCCCTGATATTGACTTAGGTCTTTATGCTGGGGGGACAATCCAGAGTCAGATTACCGGTCTCTTTACCGGTGTCGATCTTTTCATTGAGCTAACCTTTGACAACGGTCAATTTACACTAACCCTTTATACAGATGGCACCTACACAACAATCCTGCAACAGTCTACGGCTGATTGGTCGTGGGGCTATCGTTATTATGATTATTTGTTTTCACCTGGATTTTTCAGTTTAGGTGTGGACGAGCTTCAGGCCAATGCGACCGTAACCAACATGCAGGTCAGAAGCATTACCCTGGTTTAAAGGAGAAGTTATGGCACTTACAATCGATCCGCTGGAGTTCATGCCGAATATCGCTCCGGCTTTTAACCTTGCACCGACTGCGATCATCAGATCATGGATTATAGAAGCGTGCCGTAAATTCTGTTGGGAAAGCTTACTGTGGCGCGAACAGGTCGATCCTGTTTCTGTGGTGGCTGCTCAGGCTTTTTACGATCTGACCGACGATGCTATTGTTTTGGAAGGTACCAGCACCCAAGTTAATTCCATCGCTGACATTGTTTCGTTGGAACACATAGAGCTGGCTCAAATTGATCTTGAGACTTCCTCAGAGCGATATCTCGACGAGAACGAGCGCGGATGGAGGCAGAGAGTAGAGTCGAGGCCCAGGCGCTTCATAATGGACGCAAAGAGGCAATTGCGACTGGTTTATATACCTACTCAGGCTATTGCTGATGGCCTGGATATGTGGTTGACATTAATGCCGGCAAGATCAGCTACCTTAATTGAACAGTTTATTTATGATGATTACCGGCTGGCCATCGAGAATTGCGCTATGGCCTTTATGCTTGAAATGCCGGGGGTGCCCTGGAGTGATCCGAAAGGGGCTCTGTTTTACTGGACTAAATGGGAGATGTATATGGAAGATGCCACGGATAAGAAGACATCCGGCTATACTGATCATCAGGCATCATATTATTTCCAACCGGACCATCGAAGCGCATCCGGTGGTGTGTAGGATAATCTTTAATGGCAGATTGTAAAATACCGGAAATACCGTTTCCTTCAGGCGTTGAGCAGAACCTGCAACGCATATTGTCTCCGATCAAAGAGACCTTGGATATTTGGGCTGGTCGGATCGGGGATCCGTTGTGCCGGGCAATTACTGTTGAAGATCTGCTGGACGAAGCCGTTACTGTAAACATTATTGGTTCGGGAGGGAGTGGTGGTACTGATTCTAATGCCATCCACGACAATGTGGCTGGTGAGATCTCAGCGATTGCGCTAAAATCTACTCCGGTATCTGCGGATCTACTTCTTATAGAAGACTCCGCAGTTTCTTTTGCCAAAAAGCACATTACTGTCGGATCAATTAGTGCTGGCGGTGGAACCACCTTTATGGTTTCCGCAAACGACACTACGCCTGGATACCTGGAAGATAAACTTATTGTTTCTCATGGTGCAAACAGCGCAAATCCGCTTGAACTGTCTACCTTAAATGATGGTGCTGATGAAGATCGGCAGCTTCAATTTGATGAAGCCAAGGTTGACCATGATCAACTTCTCAACTTTTTAGCCGCAGAACATATTGATTGGGCCGTAACTGGTGGTGAAGATATCCATGTTGATCGAATTACAGCAGCTGCCGTCACCCAGCACGTTGGTTCAATCAACCATGATAGCCTACTTAATACTCACAATCTTACCACCGATATTGATCACGATCAGCTTGATAATTTTGAGTCGGGTGAACACACCGATGCCATGGTAAAGATTTCTTCCAATGATTCTACGCCCGGCTATCTTGAAGACAAGGTGGTGGTTTCTGATGGTGCGAATACAACCTATATCCTTGAGCTATCTACCTTAAATGATGGTGGAAATGAGGACATTCAGATCCAGATCGATGAAGCTAAAATCAACCATGCTAATTTATTAAATCTTACCACCGGGGATCCCCACACTCAATATCAGTTAGAATCCGAAAAAAGCGCTGCAAGCGGCTATGCTTCTTTAGACGCTTCAGTTTTGGTGCCGACTGCTGAGCTGGGTACCGGATCAGCCAGTTCGGCTAACTTTTTAAGAGGGGACCAGACCTGGGCAGCAGCAGCTGGCGGGGATGTGTCTAAGGATGGGACACCGGTAGATGATCAGGTGGGAGTCTGGACTGGTGATGGTACCATTGAAGGTACGGTTGGGCTTACATATGATGGGACCGCATTAGACATAACTGGCAACATTACCTTGTCGGGTACGGTTGACGGAATAGACATAGCCACAGATGTTGCAGCTAATACGCTAAAAGACACCAATGCAGACCATACCGGAGAGGTAACGGGAAGCGGGGCTCTTGCGCTTGACAACACTTCAATCAGTAACAGAGATATAGTAACTGCACTTGGCTCAGACTATGTGCTGATAGGAGATTCAAGCGATTCCGACAATCTGAAGCGTGCTTTAATATCTGATTTTGCGAGTGCCGGTGGAGATATGGCTGCCGCTACATATGATCCAGATACAATCGCAGCTGACTGTTTTGATATGGATAATATGGTTGAAGGGACAACCACAAAAATTCTAACAGATACAGAACGTACCGATATAGCAACAAACACTTCTGCAAGGCATACCCAGGGCACAGATACAACTCTTGGCACTATGACGGCTGATATTGATATGAATAGTTTATATCAGATTGTAAATTTACAAGCCCCTGCCACCATCGGTGA